GCCGGGATGTCGGCTCCGCCGTTTAAGCGCTGACAATCTCGCCAGTACGGCACCAGCTCCCGCCATAGCTGGATCGGACCCTCTTTGCCGTGAGCAGCCTGGAGTGCCAGCAAATCCGTCCAGTCGCTCGCTTCGATGGTGGAGCGTTCAATCGCCCACCGGAGGTCTCTTAGGTGGCGCTTCTCAAGGCGCAGCTGTTCCCGCTCAGCCTCTCGGGCTTCGCGCTGGCGTCCTTTTGTCGTCCATTCTCCGCCGCTCATGGTTCGATCCTGCCGGGGTTCGGCTGAAGGGATACCCTGCGACATTAGCAGCATCGCCAACCCTGGCGAGCCACATTACTAAGTGTGACAATAAGAGAGGGAAGCGGCTGGCGCGTTGATACGCTTCCGGGTGACCACATAGGCATACCACGCCATGACGATCTTCAGAACCACGGAACCGCGCGGCACTTTCCGCGTTACTTACGCAACCGTGACGGCAGAATCAGCCGAGCAAGGGGACTACGCTGATCGCGGCTGGCTTAGCTGGAACGGCAGCCCTGCGGACGAGTATTCCGATTCTGTTTGGGACCTGCGCGATCTGACAGAAAAGCTGGCAGGTTGCTACGCGGAAGGAACCGGCGAACGTGTACCGAGCTGGATCAGCCTCGATCCCGGTTCGGATTTTTGGCTCTCGCCGTTCTGGCGTGATCTTGCTGGTGAGGATGCCTTGGGCGTTACCGCTTATGTGCACCGGCCGGATTGGATCACTGACGCCAGCTGGCTGCGGGTCTGTCGTTTGCTCGGCTGGCGCTGGCGTTATTGACGGATCGCCCGTTCGGGCTTACTGTATTTCACGAGACCCCCAACCCTAAGGCTCACACCATGACAACCACATTTCACTGGACTGGATCACACGTCAGTGGTTCTCGCGCTTGCGCTGTTGTGCGTTACGCAGGAGCCACTGACACACGTGGCAGCCGCTGGCTCGCAACCATTAAGCGCGACAGCGACAATACCTGGCGCGCTTCGGCCACGTATCAGGAAGGTCCCATAACCGCAGCACTGCGGGCAGCCAGTAAAGCCGGCGTGGAGTGGCAGGCCGTTACCTGCCACAGCATTGATTCCGATACCTACTGCGTAGGGTTCTGATCATGCTTTGGACCTTAGAACTAACTGATACGTTCGGCGGTGAGGCTAACTACAGCTGGGTTGAACGTGAGCAGCTTGAGCTTCCAGCGGACGCCACGGATCGCCAAGTTGTGACGGCTGCTAAGGCAGCACTCGGGCTTACTGGCACGCGGTGCCGGCGTTTTGATCACGGCGAGGGATTCGAGCTTCGCCCGTGCGGATCGTGCACTGTGGCTTTTGTCTTGCCGTCTTACTAGCTGGCACGCTCACCGATCAACTGCCCGGCCACAGTGCCGGGCTTTTTGCTGCGCGGCCTGCGGCCGCTTGCAACTTACAACCTAAGATTGAACCAAAGCCTAGGAGTTTAAGACTGTGAGCGAACAACCGGAAGCTATCAACGAAGCGCCGGAAGTTGCGCTGGAAGCTGGAGAGAATCAGCCGCGTCCGTACGGCAAGCGGAACCCATATGCCTACATTGAACAGCGGCAGCAGCGACTCTATAGGAGGCAGCTTGACGGCTTGAGTGCTCGGCAGCTGGTTCTAGAACACGCGGAACGTGAGGGCTGCTCTGTAGCGACCGCCTGGCGCGATTGGGAAGTTGTGAACCAGTGGAACGCTGAAGACTGGGATCGTGATCGGGCAAACATGCTCGCAAGACTGCAAACAATGCGGACAAAGCTATTTAACGCTGCAATCCGCAAGGGGCAGTTACAAACCGCCGCGCAGGTTCTTGATAGTTTGGGCAAAGTAGTTAACGAAGCTGGTATAGAACAGCAGGCCGCATCTGTGCCAAATCTCCAGATCACCGTTGAGGACCGGCGCCAGGCTTGATTCTGGGCCGATAGTGTGCGACAATGGGAGCTAGTCACACCACGACTCCCCGTGCAACGTCTCCACCTTTTTGCCGTTCTGCTGATCGGCTGCGCTGTGCTCGCAATGGGCGCTGACAACAGTCAGCAGCTGGCACGCTGCGAGGCTACCGGCCGCCAGGCTGCTGAGTGTCGCTTACTCGTGCTTGGTCGCTGAATGTGCTAATGTCAAACAGTACCAAGGCACACCCAGCCATGACCCTTCCCACTTCCGACCACGTTTGCCAGGGCTCTGCTCACGGTTCCACCTATGTCGGTTGGGGCGGCTCTGCCCGCTACCACGCGGACGCTACCCCTCTCGCTTGCCGCCTGAGCGATCGCGAGCGCTCTTTCCCTCCTATGTCGCAGGGTATTGAGCGGCGCCGCTGGGTTGATCAGCGCCGCATCCCGGCCGGTGAACATACCCAGCGCCGCTGGGCTGGTGGTATTGACGACGCCGGCCACCGGTTCGCCTGATCCGCACCACAAGCCGGCATTGTGTTGCCGGCTTTTTATGTTGATACAATATAACGATACTGTGATACAACACAAAACCGTCTTTGTAATTTTGCGATGCGGTTGCACCGGCAACATACTGCCGGCCTTTTATGTTGACACAATATAACGATACTGTGATACAACACGGGGGTATGTTCGTGATTCTGTGATGCGGTGGCGGGACCCAGGGAACCTACTGACATATCCTCAATTCCTTCCTCTGTTACACACCGGGGGCAGGGGTTCGATTCCTGTAATACCCTAGAAGGTACCCTCCTACATAAAAATGCCCGATTCTGCTGGAGCACTCACCCTCCGCTACGCCCAGGGTCAGGTCTTCAACAGCCGCAAACGCTTCAGAGTGCTGGTAGCAGGCCGTCGATTCGGCAAAAGTTACCTGTCATGCATCGAATTATTGCGTGGGGCGATCGAAAGGCCGGGCGAAACCTTCTTCTACGCGGCCCCTACATACCGGATGGCGAAGGACATCGCTTGGAAAGTCCTGAAAAAACTAGTCCCAAAAGCCTGGATCAAGAGCAAGAACGAAACCGACCTCAAAATCGAACTGGTGAACGGCTCAACAATCGAGTTGAAGGGCACTGAAAACGCCATGGCTCTACGCGGCCGCAGTTTGGCTGGCGTGGTACTCGACGAAGCCGCCTTCATGGACAGCGAAGTCTGGTTCGAGGTAATCCGCCCCGCTCTGGCCGACAAACAAGGCTGGGCACTCTTCATTTCCACCCCCGACGGCACCGCCAGCTGGTTCTACGACCTCTGGTGTTACTGCGAGGAAGGCGACAACGACTGGAGCCGCTGGCAATTCACAACGATTGACGGCGATAACGTCCCAGCAGAAGAAATCGAAGCCGCCCGCGCCCAACTCGACCCCCGCACCTTCCGCCAAGAATTCGAGGCAAGCTTCGAAAACCTCTCCGGCCTCGTCGCCGTCTCCTTCGGAGACGAAAACATAGACAAACAGGTCCAAGATTTGCCAATTCTGCCCTTGCTACTCGGCCTCGACTTCAACGTCGAATTTATGGCCGGCGTTTTTGCAGTCAAAAAAGGCGAAGACCTATGGGTATTTGACGAACTGGTACTAACCGGCGGCGCCACAACATGGGATTTCTGCGAAGCCGTCCAGCACAAGTTCGGTATCGAACGCCGCATCATCGTCTGCCCCGATCCAACTGGCGGCGCCCGCAAAACCGCCGGTGTCGGTCAAACCGACCACTCAATCCTTCGAAAGTCAGGTTTTACGGTGTCGAGCCCCCGCGCACCATGGAAAATCCGCGACAAAATCAATGCCGTAAACATGGGTCTGATGGATGCCAACGGCAAGCGCCGCATTTTCATCCACCCGCGCTGCAAGGAACTGATCAAGTCCTTACGCACACTTACCTACGCTCCAGGCACTGGCTTGCCCAATAAAAATCTCGGCGTGGATCACGCTTTCGACGCTCTGGGTTACCTATGCCTACAAAGTTTCAACCTTGCTAAACCCGAAACCCTCGGACCCACTAACTATCGAGTTTGGTAATAAGCGCCTGTACCGCTTGGTGAGCCTCTTCGGCTGTGGTAAACGACGGTGTTGAGTACAGCTTTTTATCCCTACGCACCTGCCCTATCCAGCGCCATTTGCGTCTGTACACGTGTTTGTACGGTGAACGCCTACGCTTATGCCCTTTCTGGTTACTGGTGTTTGCTCCTCGCTTCACCAAGCGCAAGTTTTCCCACCGGTTGTCTAAACCGTTTCCGTTGATGTGGTCCACCATTAAGTCCCCAGGATCTTCTCCCGTCATGTACATCCAAATAAGCCTATGGGCTAAGTATGTAACAGTATGAAATTTGCCGGCGTAGTACGTCTTTGTGCTGTTAGAACCGTTGCCCATAGCGGTCTTACTACCGAACCGCGCACCGGGCCTTACCCGCGACTGGGGATCCGGCAACTGCCAAATCAACTCCCCTGTCTTCGGGGTATAGAACAAGCACTCCTGCAAAACGTACTGCTCAGGGAGGGGCTTAGGCACGACTGGTACAGACTCTATGTAGATCCTAGCACGCTAGACTTACGTATATGCTCACGAGCAATGGCTAAAAAGAAAACCGTTGCCCAGAAAAAGGTCTCCAAGGTTATGCGCGAATACGGCAAAGGCGAACTCCACTCAGGTAGCAAAAAAGGCCCCGTAGTGAAATCCCGCAAACAAGCCATCGCCATTGCAATGTCCGAGGCCGGCATGACCAAAAAACCCACCAAAAAAGGTAAAAAATAACCTCCCCCATGTCTTACCTACTACATAACTCCTCTATTACCACCTCCTACGGACTCAGCACCGCCGGCGGAGGCGCCGCCGCTTCTGTTGGAGCAACCGACGCCTTCGGCCGCATCCGCACGTCCGCACCGCTAACACTTTTCGATTCCAGCCACCGATATAGCGACAACGGCCTGTGGGCAACCTCCACAACAAGCGGGGGTAGCTCAACATTTGACGCCAACGCCGGCCTGGTCAACCTCGCCGTAACCACCACCTCCGGTTCCGAGGTCATCCGCGAAACCACCAAGTGCTTCTCGTACCAGCCGGGCAAATCCCTGCTGGTGATGTCGACATTTACGATGGCCGCCGCCAAAACCGGCCTCCGCCAGCGCGTCGGCTA